TTCAAATCATCATAAGATTTGAATTTGTCTGCTGAAAGAATTTCTTTAGAAATTGTGTATGTATTAGTTTTAATATCATTAATTGCTTCTTCTGCTGATCCATAAATTGCTGTTTCTTCTGAAATAACTTCAGTTGCATCATAAGTAATTTGATTATTAGAACCCATTTTTGCTACCAATTTAATACTGTTACCTTGTAAAGGATTGAACAATTGTTTTGGTTTTGTTCCAAGTGCAATATCTTGTTCAGATGGTTCAAGTGCAAGTTGAAATTTATCTTTCATACGTCCTGAAATTTCATACAAGAAAATTTTACCTTCATTTTCTGGACGAGCTGGATCTTTGATAACTTTGATATTAACTACATAACGAATATTACGTGAAAAAGTTTTTGCTTCTTCAGTTTTACCTGCATTATAAAGTTCTGCCCATTTTTCTTGGAAAGGACAAGGTAAACCAATTGTTGCTGGTGACATTTCATTTACGAAACGTTTTTGTGAACCATTCATTACTGTTGTAGCAATTTTTTGAATTGCAGTGAATTTTTTACCTTCAGAATCTGGAAGTAAACGAATAATCGCAACACCTTCTTTTTTCTCATTTTTAGCAAGTTCATAAAAACGAGCATCTTTTTCGTAAACTTTTTTCTCTTTAGTTAAGTTAAGAGCAGCTGTATCCTTTGCAGAATCCCAGTTAAACATTTCATTCAAATCAAACATATTATTTCCTTTATTTTTCGATATAAGCGATAAACCCGATGGATTAATCAACATGATTGGTCAATAAGACAACTTAAAACTTTACCTGGAGATAAACTCCTAAATGAATCCCGAAGGATTCAAAAAGCAATTTATTTCTATTATTATATAGAGAAACTACTTAAATTATTTTACACTTGGAGATAAAATAATTTTAAAGTTATCCATTTCAGTACTTGTTAAGATAATTCTATATTTGTCTTGAGCAGAATTATATTTAATATCAAATTGATAATCTGAAACAGGCAACATATTAAGATTTTTAACAGGAAGTTTTACTGTAAATTCTTTTTCAGTTTTTGCTAAGAATGAATTACTATATGTATTAGACGCTGCTTTAAAACTATTAGTTGCTGCTAAAGAAACTTTAACACCACTTTCTGATGATTCTAAAAGATATTCATCAAGATCTTTAAATACACCTGAAGCATTTCTTAAATTTTTCATTGAATCTTTTGAAATAACAAATGTTGCAATACTTGGAGCATTTACAGTTGATTCAAAAATTTTAGAATAATCTTTATATTCTACAAGAGATTCGTCTGAAATAATATATTCAGCTGAAGCTGTTCCATCACTAATTTTTAACAATTTATTGTCACGTATTACTGTTCTATCATCACCAAATAATTTAAAAACACTTAATAAATTATTAAGATTATAAACTGGAATATTTTCAAATTCACCGATTTCAGAATTTCTTAAATCATATTGGACTAAAATGTCACCTGCTGCTGCCGCAATAAATGTTAGAGGATAAGAAATTGTAATTTTATTACTCTTATCATCAGCCGAAATGATTGCGATACTATTTAATACATCGATTGTTTGTTTACTTAACATGTTTTTCCTTTTATATTCAATATTATATTCTATTTTTACTTAAATTTTCTTAGCTTGTGCTGAACCATAGATAAAAAATCCAATTGAATTGTAAAATTCATTTGCAGTTTTTGGAATCTTAAAGAATCCATCATCTGTAGTTTTGAAAATTGTACTTCCTCCACCTGATACCGAAATAAAATCACATTTATCAATAATTTTACCATAACGTGCTTCGATTAAACGAATCATATCTTTTAAATAATCTTTTTTGATTTCATCGATTTGATCTTTATAAGAATGTTGTTTACCACGTAATTTGTAAACACCAGTATCAATAACATCTCTAGCTTCTTGTAAAGTAATACTACGATTAAAATCTGCTTCTACAAGTTTTGCTACTTTAATAGCAATTTTCATAATTCCTTCTTTTTCAATTCCTTCAAAAAGATTAGGAGAAGTTTTACCATCTGATACTAAAAATAAATCTAAAGTATTCATACCAATATCTACACCAACATAGGTACTCATAGATAAATCTTCTTTTTGTTCTTGTGGAAAATTGTCACCATATTTGTCAATAGTTAATTTACTTCCAGCACCTTGTGGAATTACAAAAACGTGTTCAAATGTATATGATTTATTATCAACTGTGTAATTTTTGAGTTCACCTTGAAAATAACCTGAATTACCAATTTGAGCAATACTTAAACCAGTTACAATTACATCTGGAACTTCACCAATAATAGAAATTGCGTGATGTAAAAACAATGGAGCATAATGTTCAAGATTTTTATAATCTGTTATATCAATAATGTTTTCTGAAGGTAAGTGAGACGCGTTATCTCCAACATAATAGTTATGACCTTTAAATGCATAGATTCTTTGATCTTCTACATATTCATTACGTTTAGTAACACCAATCATACTTGGAAATTTGAAGCGTTTTTTGATAGTACCATCGGAGGTACCATACGTAGCTTTTGTGTGACCATATCCAATATCTAAAGCGAGTATTTTTTTCATTTTCGACCTTTCTAAAATTCTAAATTTTGCATTTCTTGAGCGACCATAGGAGCTCTTTCTTTTTCTTCAATTACCGGTTTTTCAACAACTTCTTGATTAATATCTGTTTGATGATCTTCAGACGTATCTAATTTTGGTTCTGATTTTCTATATGTCGATTTTTTTTCTTTTGGAAATAAATCCTTTTTCACTTGTTCTCGAAGTATTTCTGTTTCTTCAATATCAGTTTCATATCCATCATCAAATTCAATATTTAATCTCTTAATCTTTTTGTCACACTCTATACGAATTATCATAAAAGCCTTTCAATTAATTTATTTATATATTATATAGAGAAATTACTTAATTTTTTTAAAAAGTAAATCTATCTAATTCACCAGATAAATCTTTTTGAAATTTAACAGGAAAGTATTCACCATTTAAAAAGTAAGGTGTTTCAGAATATTTTTTAAGATAATCTTTTTTCTTAAATATTCTATAATTTAAATCTGCTTCAAAGAATCCTGGTTTAGTATAATCAGTTCCTTGATTACCTTGTGAACCAAAAGATCCACCTAATTTTCTAGCACCTTTACTTGATGAATCTTTTTCTAATAAAAAACTATTCGCAGGTGCAAAACTTTTAATCATTGGATTTGTACATAAAGCAATTCTAAATTTATTATTAACATGTTTACCAAAATACCAAATTTTAACACCTGGTAAATTTTTTGAAACAGTTTTTAAATTATCAAATCCAACTGCATTAAAAAATAAAGCATATTTACTTTCTCTTGCTTCTTTCAATGGAGTATTTTCAATATATTTTGCAATGTCTCCTTGATTAGTTTCACGTCTTTGTAATAAGTATTCGTCCTGAGCACGAATAGGTTTTACTTTACTGACAATATATCTATCTGTTTCTTTTTCAAGACCATCATAATTAACTAACATTGGTGCATAAGGTAAATCTAAATACCAATAATAAGGTGCTCGTAATGAAATAAATTCTTTAACTGGTATATTATTATTTTTAAGAGCTTGCAATGATTCATTGTATTGAACAATACTTGTATATGGATCAATTGTATATAAAGACATTACAACCCCTTATTTTTTTAACTATTTATAATTGGCCATTCAATTATACGACCATCTTCATGTGGTGTCAAATATGTAGCACTTATAACAGGAATTGATTTTAAATATTCAATTACATTATAATTTATCCATTGTTGTTTTTTATCATCTAAACAAAATGGATCATAAGCAGATAATAATTCATTCATTTCCATATGTTCATATAATTCTATTTTACGATCCATAGTAAATTCTATGTTATGTATTTGATAAGTGTTCATTAAAGTTCCTGTAACCAAATATCTTTGATTTCTGTGTTTTTCAATTTATCTAAACTATCTTTTTTAGTTTTAATATCTGAAAGTAATTTTTCCATACGTTCTTCTGTTAATGATAAAATATTCATATTCAAAAGATAATCAAAACTTTCATCTTTTCTTAAGATATTTTCAATTTTATCCATATCATTTTCAATATCAGATTTCTTTCGTTTATTAATAACTAAAGTATTTTCAACAATATTTTTAATAAAGATATATTTACTTAAATCAAATTTAATTTCTTCTTCTAATTTTTGAAGTTGATAATCTTTACGTTGTTGTAAAGAATTCAATTTAACTGAAACATAATAAGATAGAATTTCAAAAGAATCTTCAAATACTTTTACTTTATTGTCAGCATCCATTGCTGTATAGTTTTCAGTTACTTTTTTAACTAATTTTAATTTGCTTAATAAAGTATCATCGTCCCAATCTTTTAAATCTTTAGAATTAATATTTACTTCAAATAAAAATTGGTCATTTTCAGATTTATCTTTATAACTTTGAATAACTTTTTTATCTTCTAAATCATCAAGAACATCAATATATGATTTCAAATCATATCCAACAGGTACTTCAGAAATTTCTACTTTATTAATTGATTTACGTGTAACAATACCTTTAATTAACCATTGACCTGGATTTTCACCTTTTTCAATCGGTCCTTTGAATCCTTCGAAATAAGGAATCATTAGATTTTCATTATATTTTGAACCTTCCAAAATATGTTTAATTGCTTTCTTAAGATTATCTGATTTTCTTGATAAAATCTTTTGAGCAAATCCTGATGAAACACCTTCAGAACCATTAATCAATA